GCCTCGATAGTACGCTCAGGGTTGGGGCCAACCGCAGGGATTAGGTAGTCCGGCGTCTCCAAGACCGTCGTGTAGAACGACGGGATAACGACGCGGGCTACGTTAAATAAGTTGAGCGGCGGACGTGGCGAAGTAATTGTTGGCATGTCAGCTTCCTAACGCTTGAATGAGCGGCAACGTAATGTTCTGCACGCCCCGAGAAAATGCTTGTCCCTCTACAATACCGCGCTCGAAGTCCACCCGCAAATCATCTCCGAGATAGGTGTCTCCAAGCTCGGTTGAGAAGGTGGCGTAGACACGCCCGCCGTCTATCTTGAGGTTGGCAAAGGACGGGTTGACCGCTTCGCCCGTGCCCCGCTGCGAATACGGCAGCGAGTTGTAGTTTACCCCCGCCCCGACGTAGCTGAACTGTTGTCCGGTCGCCTCCACGACGGACGGGAAGGCCAGTGTAGGTGGTGTCTCGACGTTGGTCTTGATGAGCGTAATGAGCGAGTCGAGCATCGACTCGGCTGGAGACGTAAGCGCGCACCGCGCGAGAATACGCTCCTCAATTATGTCCCAGCTGCGCAGGAAGATCGGGAGCAGCGCTGCATCGAAGTAGTATTGGGCGTTCCAATCGAACAACCCTTTCACGAAATACTGCGAACCCTTATCCTGCCCGGAGCGGAAGTCATCGGCCAGCTCGCGCAGCAACGTACCTGCATCGCGACGGGTTAGGTCTTCGTTCTTTTGGCTAAAGTTCTGTACCTCGACGAACTCGCTGGCGAGCAGGGCGTACATCTCCTCGATAATTGTAGCACTCTGCTCAGTGATTGCGTCAGCTGTGGCGACGTAGACCCCGCGGGGCTGGCCGACAGGGTCTGCGATCCGGATCGTGTTCCGGAACCCAGTCGCCACAAGCGCATAATCTCCGAAGGTGTTGTTCGAGTTGGCGACTGTGACCTGTCCGCCGTCGTGGCACCACAATCCGTAGCGCGCCCAGTTGGTGAACACGGAGACGAGCTGCACAAACGCGTTGCGCTGCATCAGGTACCCATAACCGTTCGGGTTGATCGCCGTGAACGAGTCCACCACGACGGAGCGTAGCGGCGAGGATGGGGCCAAGACAGACCCGTCAGCCAGCAAGTTGCCGCCGCCGCGAGGCATCAGCGGGTTGCCTGCTTCCCGGTCAATCGGCAGGGTCATCTGATCCTGCGTGAACTCGTGTATCTGCGAACAGTCCGAGATATATGGCGAGCGCGTAATAAGCGCCCCGGGTTTAAACACAAACGCCCAGCCCTTCTGGGGCGGGTAATCGTATTCGGGAAGCGTAGCCACCCCTGCCACCTTGCGGTACAGTGTCGAGCCGACTGTGAAGTACCCGAGCTCAGCCACAGCAGCGAGGCCGGTGCCCACGTTCACGTAGTCCGAGGGGCTCTCATGCTGCAGGCCGGTGAATGTAAAGCCGCGGACTTTGATGCCGCTGTTCATCTGAAACATGTTGTTCTGCGCAGAGCCGTTCGGCAGGCGCAGCTTCGTCACCCGCAAGTCGTAGCCGTAAAGCATACAATTTGTGGGGATGGCTGTGTCTGGCTGGATGACGTAGTCGCCGGGGTGCACAATCACACCAGCGGGCACTTCGGTGGCCGCTGCCTTAGCAAGCGCCTCAGCGACAGTGGCCAGCGAGGCTGATAGGCTCGTGCCGGTGTTCGCATCGCTGCCGTCCATCGTGACGTAGAACGTGCGTGCCACAGGTATGGCGGTGTATTCGCCCGAGCCCGGAGGTATCGTGCCTGCGGGCCACTGGAAATCGGACGGGATGACGAGGTTGTCGGCCGACACGACGAGCGGCGTTGGCATCGCGGTTTGCGTTAGGGTCAGCGTGTCAAGGTCAGTCTCATGTCCGACGCCATAGGTACGGTACCATGCGATGCCGTAGCGGGCTGAACTGGGGACATATACGTCGTAGGCTTCACCGCCCGCGAAGCCGACCGAATAGGCGAACTCCCGGCGCAGCGAACTTACGAGCAACGTGTTGTCGGAATGGACGACGATCTCGCCGATCTTGTTGTCGAACCCGTTGTACCAGTCGATGCCAGCGGTGATCCCGTCATTCGCGGGGTCGCCACTATCTTTAAAGCGTTGGTACCCGCCGCGGAAAGTGTATGTTTGGCCCGCTTCGAGCGGCACTGAGTACCTCATGGCTGCCATGCCAAGCCCCGTGAAGCGGTATACTTTACCGTTCAGGCCAACAGCGTTCGCGCCACCAGATAGATTGAAGTAATCGGGTGCGTCGCCGGGGCGGTGTTCACGGAAAAGCTCCGAAGCCTTCTGCACCTGAGCTGTCGTACTCGTGAGGTTCCCCACGGTGACGCGGAGCTCGACAAGACTGCCGGGGTTGAAGGCTTGCGGGATTGTCTCCTCAGCGCCACGCTCAACGGTCAGTACGTCGCCCGCGCGAGCGGTGACGTTGACAATCTCAAGTAAGCCGTCGGCCGAAACGAGTGTGGCGAAGAAGCTATCAGTGCCGCTAAGCGTAGGGAACGCAGCCCCGGTGCCCGCGGTCAAAGCGAGCTGGGTATCCATATCGGTAACAGCCGCGGCAAGAAACCCACGAGCGTTATTCTTTAATTTTACCGCCATGGGTACACTCCATTATCACGCGAACGGGCGCATCTGCACCGTCATGCTACCGCGCATATTGCCGAGATTAGCACGCGCACGGCGTTCCGTCACGTGCGAAAGATATTGCTTGGCGTGGTACGCTGCCAGCTCGCGGTCCCCCCAAGTCTCGTTCGGTAAGACGAGCAGCTCCTGCAGCGCCCCGTGGAACATGACTTCCTCCAGTTCGTCGAACAAATACTGCTGCATACCAGTGGCGGACCGCTTGGGTTTCAACGCGTATATGAGGCGCAGCGTGTACGGTTTTGCGTCATCGGGGAGTGGCAGCACGATGAACTGATCCGGCGTCAACTGCGTAAACGCCCGGGGCTCAGTCGCTGCCTCCAACGCATCGGCAGGCATTTGGAACGTCGCACCGGCGTTGAGGGGTTCTTCGTTGTACGCGGCTTCGTTAAGCGCCCCGCTCGTAGTCCACAGCTGGTCAAACGGCACCCCGCCGTACAGATCAGCCCACGCGGGGTACTGGTACAGCGCCTCCTCCAGCGTGAGCCTGCTTAGTGGGTAGTCGTTGACCGCAGCACCAAACACCGAGTGTACGTCGGTATTCTCTGGCTTACGGTAAAAATACTGATGCACCCCGGGGCTCAGATCGTAGGGGGTCTCCGCGTGCCGCCACACCAAAGAACGCTCGCACGCGCGGACCGCAGCGTTGCGAATCGCCTGCTCCATGAGCGGCTGAGGGCAACCGGGCACGCTGGGGTTTACCCTTGGGATAAGCGACGCGAACGATCTGTCTGCCATTATACCACCCGCTTCGGATCGAGCGATCCGGCATCTGTGTCTGTGAGCTGCTGCATCTGCATGTCTGACTGCATACCCTGCGTGAACATATCAGAGAATAGTTTTGCGCGTCCAGAGTTGATATGCTCATCGTCAATAGACTGCGTCAAGAACACAGTACCGTCGATTATAAGCGGCATGTAAGCCGCCACAGGGGCAGCTATAACGTCGTCCATCCCATACATCGCAGGCGTGGCCACGTATTCACCTACCAACACGACCCCGCTCTCAGGTGGTGGGTAGAGGAAAAACATATTAGGGCTGCGCACATGGCGCATGTAGTTGACGGGCTGCCCGCTAGGGGACGACCGCCAGCTTGGTAGCGTCTGGTCCAGAGAGTCTTTGTTGACCTCTGTTAGGATGTTGCCACCCTTCACATTGTATATCTCTACCAGCCGGACACCGCCGGCCGGTACAGTTTGGATCGACGACCCCGCGACAGTGGGTATGTCCTGCACCACGATAAAAAGATCGGGGCGGTACATAACCATGCGCCGCAGAGTCTGGTTCACAAAGCCAAGCAAATCCACATCCGTATACCGCACGGGAGCACGGCTGTCGTTGACGAGCTTACGGACTTCAGAAATGATGTCGGCTGGTGTCATTCAGGTAAATCTCTCGATGCGTCGGCTTCAAGCTCTGGCGAACTATACTCTGGTTCCGCCGGGATGTCATCTGTAGAAACGTCAAGTGGTTTCTTCTTGTTCGACGCAGCTTTTTTGACCAGTTTCTTGGGGATGAACTTCTCGGGGAAGGCTTCTTCCTCGGTCACTTCAAACAGCTGCGGGTGTTTGGAGAGGTCTTGTGTCCACGGGAATATGTACCCATCAGCACGGTGCTTTAGCCATTTAATCATTGTTTCTTCCTTTTCCCGGAGGGGGTAACCGGCCATGATTTACGGGCCGGACTGGTTTTCTTGGCTGCCATCGTCTTCTTCTCGCTGGCCGTCATCTTCTTGGCCGCTGCTTTCGGGCGACACGCCGGGTACGACCGCGAGGACTTTTCAGACCCGGAGCGGCCGCAGGGCTTGCCGGTCTTCACGTCGACCCACTTCTCCCCGAACCATTTGCCGAGGCCGCCCTTGCTCATTTCTTCACCCGGTTGTCTGGGCCTTTCCAACCGCCGCCGCGTTTCTTGTACTCCTTGGAGGCCCACGCATTAGCGTACGCGCTCGGGTACACATCGAACTTCTTCTTGGCCTGCGCCTTGACGCTCGACCAAAGCGATGGGTTGGTCGGCTTGGGGGAACCTTTGTCTGCCATCAGCACTTCCACGCTCTGAGGGATTTATTGATCCGGCTGTTCGGGTCGTTGGCGGTCTTGGCAGAGGTGAGCTTTTTCTTCATGCCCTCCATCCGCGCGCAGAACGACTTCTTACGCGAGCCGCCCTCAGGCTGCGGGGCCTTGAGTCCCGGCTTACCCGGGTTGGCCTTGTTGTAGGACGCGCGCCCCTTGGCGTTCAGGCCCCCCTTCGGGTCCTTGCCTTCCTTGCGGGTCCACGCTGGGGACTTAGCCATGATGGTCTCCTGTCTAGGTTAGGCCAGTGCCTACAATTATGCTTCGAAAGCAAACACGCCAGTGTTGCCCGTGCTAAGGTGCTGGAAGCTGTAGCTAATGCGCCAGATACCGTCTGAGGTGCACGAGAAGTAAATGTACGACCCAAGGCTGAAAAGGTTTGTGGCAGCAGCAGTGGGCGTGTACACCAGAGTGGCCTGCCCCGCAGTGGACACCGCAAAAGCGACTGCATTTGCAACGCGGCTAGAGATAACGCTACCTGTCTCAAAGACGTCCGTTCCAGCGCAGGTGAAGCTCAGCGTGAGAACGCCGCCAGCTGTGTCGACAGATTGAGCATGGATGACGGTGACGCCCGCCACTGCGGCAGGAAGCGTTACTGCCTGTGCTGCGGCACCAGTAAAGTTATTGACGTTGACTCCCGCCACATAATCGAGCGTGGCGGCCTTGTTCTTGGTCGTGACATCCAAACCGGAAAGCGTTGGCCGCGGGTCGAAAATAGCGATGCCATTTACAGTGAAGGCCCCTGTGAAGGCGACGTCCTGAATAGTACCGCCAGTGATGGCGACGTTGTTGGCGTTCTGGGCGGCTATTGTGCCAATGTCGCCCGGTTGCACAGCTGTGCTGGCCAGCGCACCCTGTGCTGCTGTAGCGAAGTCGCCGGTGTCGTCCAGTGCTGCGGTGCCGAGGCCCAGCGCCGTACGCGCCTGCGCCTGATCGCCGTATGTAACCTTAGTGATGACAACCGACCCAGTCCCGTTGGGGCTCAGGTTTAAGTCGCCGTTCTCGTCTATCGTGCTGACTATGTTGCCGTCGAAGCGGATGTTATCCACCGAGGCAGAGCCTGTACCAACCTTGAACGCAGTAGCCACGCCCGCACCGCTGAGCACCGTCTTCTCGGCCGCGGCAGGCCCGCCGTCTACGTGAAGTAGCTGCTCGTAGGTAGCCTTGATCGTGGAGCCGGTAAGGTTTGTAGGCATGGTGATCTCCTAGAGTGGATGGGGCCCCGAAGGGCCCCACCGAGTTAGGTCACGTTCGCGATCGTGCCGAGGTCTGCGCCCATGTTGACCACAGCCAGCGAGACTTTGATGCGTGCTGCGTCAGTGGCCGCGGTGTTGACGGTCAACAGAACGTCGGTATCCTCAGCTGCGTAGTACGCAGCCGTGGTCAGGCCCACGGTAGTGCCAACTGCCGCGTTCAGGTCCACGTCGTTGCCCCAGAGCGCGTGTGTAACCGCGACGCCAATGTCGGCAGTGGCTACCGCGCCTTCAGCGCGCACAACAGTGACAGAAGAAGCCACCACGTACGCACCTTTGGGGAGCGTACCGATCACAAGCGTGTCGGTGGCACCCAAGGCAGCCGCGCTCGCAGCGGCTCGTGCTGCTGCGATCTTAGCGAAATCAATGTCGATTTCGATTACGCTTACGCGGTCAGTGTAATTGGCCGCGAAGCCAGCGGAGTTCTTATAGAACCCCAGAGAGTCAGTATAAGCAACCATCTATAGGTCCTCCTTACGAGAAATTGACGACTGCAGTCGACAAGGCTTCAGGCTTCACAACCTGATACCCGTAGACCTGCAGGCCGCGAACGATGTTACCGAAGGTCGACTGCGCACGCAGCGTCTCCATCTCCGTCATCTGTGTGGCGAAGGTGAAGCCCATCTTGTGCCCCGCGATCACCGACGTGTTACCGGCGGTGACGTTGAGGTTGTGCGACACATAGAGAGTGAAGCGGTCGATCATGCCAAGACGACCGTTGCGCAGCGGCGTAGTGCTGTCGCCGGTCAACGAGGCGTCCTTCAGCTCGGACTTCTTGATGAGGCCAGCTGCGCGAGCCGGAATCACAAGGAAGCGATCGCTTTCAGGGCAGTTCGCTTCATCCAAAACGGTGCCCATATCGACGATAAGGTCGACGATGGACACAGTCGAAGACGCGCCGTCCTTGGTGATGGTCAGCGGAGCGCCGGCCGTACCGAGGTCAAACGCGCCAGACTGGGCACCAGCAGTTGCGCCGCGGTTCAGCGTGCCAATATCGGGCAGCATGTCAGTCAAGACGCGCTGGTCGATCTTGATCTTCATCTGCTCGGACGCATCCTTGGACCACATGTCCATAAGGTTGACATCAGTCTGCACCTTATCGACGTCGTCCTCGACAACGGAGAAATACTCGCCCTTGTCGATGACCAGTTGCAGCTTTGGCTTGTCGGGGTTTTCCACGACGAGGTTCTGGCCTTTTACGTAATCACGGATAGTGATGTTCGGCTGGGTACGGATGTTAACCGTATCGCCCATGCTGCGAATTTCACCTTCGTAATCAGTGTTTGAGATAGCTGCGAGCACAGTGGCGTCGTAGAAGTTCTCAATAAGTTTGCCGCTCCAGATTTCCGGAATGAAGTTTCCGGTGTAGTTGGGGCGGCCCGGCGAAACGGGATATACCATTTTCGGCTCCTTGGTTTATGCGGTTACAATACGACCTTCCCGCTGTGCAGCGAAAATGTCGCGTTCAATACGGTCACGATCAGTCTCCTTGCCCTTATACTTACCCTTTTGAACATCGGTAAAGAACTGTTTGATGTCCTCAGTAGTATAGGTCTTGGCTTCGCCTTGGAGCTTATTACCGCCAGACCGGCCTTTGCCGGGTGCTACCTGACGTTCGAGCTCCGAGGCAGACTGAGTCCCCCGCGTGGTACGAGCATCGTGCCCACCAGTCATGCCCTTCCAAGTCGAGAAGAAATTAGCCACCCGCCGTGCGTCCATGCTGCGCTGTGCGGCATCAAGATACGTCTGGCGAGGGATACCCGTGAGCGGATCAACTTCGAGGAGCCATGACTGGAACTCCTGACTTGCGTTGGTATCCTGCCAATCAGGTACAGCCGTCTGTAGGTCCGCCCAAAACCGTTGCTCGTTGGACACAGCATAGTTCTGCGAAAGCTGATGGACCTGTGGGACCACCGTACCTTGCATCTGCCGTACCAACCCTCTGAGGTCGTTGATCTCCCCGTCTTTCGTCGACATCTCCTCACGGAAGACGCGCCTCATGACTTCGATGGAGTCGCCATAATCTTCCATGTCCTGCTCGGTGACGAGCTTCTGGGCAGGAGCCTGCTCTTGTGCAGGTGTGGCGTTCATCGAGGTGATTAACTGCTCGAGTTGTTGAACACGATTACCAAGCTCACGCTTTTCAGTGTGGAGCCGGGGGACCTCAGCGTTGTACATTCCTTGCAGGGTTTTGTACTTTTGCTCAAGGGTCTTCTCGGTATTGTCGCTTGCAGGCTGCTCTGCTGCCTTGGGCGCGGGT